TTGCACACATTGCAGTACAAGGCACAGGCGTACTAACACCTGGCGCAGACTACCGCGGTGTAACAGGCGTAACAGCAGCACTAGTTGCAACGTTCACAGACTAAATCCTAACTACCTTAGGAACGTGATATACGGTCGTTAACCGCGGCAGGCGTCACACTAAAGAGTCACTTTTTAAGTGGCTCTTTTTTTATGGCTTAAATACAGTATGAGATTTAAATTATACACACTAGTAGACATCACAGAAACAAACGCTCGCCGCGGCGACGATCCAAAAGAATTTCGTCAACATCAAAACTTCCTAACTGTGATGCAGACTATTGGACTAAGAGTTAATCCAACTTATGTTAAATCTCCGCAGGTTATTAAAGATATACCTAGTAAGTATAATCTAGGGAGTAAGTATAAGACCAAACAAAGTATTTGGGAATATGTATTTGATATTGATTATGATGGCGCACTTGATGTAGACACACTAGTAAATGACTTTGATTTAATTCCAATCATTACAGACTTAGATGAAACTGCGAAATTTGAAAATGCACATTTTATCACCAAAAAATCTGACGTCTGCAACATATTTTTTGAAGTAACGGATAAATAATACTGTAGCTTAAAAACTACCAGGCACATCTTAAAACACACCAAAGGCTAACGCAAGAGTTTACTTTACCTATACGGAGAATAAGATGGCCACTGAGCTAGAGAAAACAAACCTAGAAGCGCATGTTGACTTATGTGCATTACGCTACGAAGCGTTAGAAAGCCGCCTCACTAAAATAGAAGTCAAAGTAGAAGATATCCATCAAGATATTGTAGACGGTCAAAAGTCAATGACCAAAGTGCTTATTGGCACAGCTGGCACAATCGTAGCTAGCGTATTATCCATTGTAATCGTAATATTAATGAACCCGTAACATCTCGATAAATAACTATATGTTATTACGCGAGTTATTCAATCAAGAAGATCTAGAAGAAGGACAAACCTGGGCACGTTCTGGAAAGAAAGTTGTGCGCAAGTATCGTTGTTCTTCAGGACCCCGCAAGAATCGTATCGTTGCCAAGATGGCACAATGTTTTGCTGCACCTGACATTAAAAAGCGTCAGCAGTTTAAAAGAACTAAAGCTAGGCTAGGCAGCAGAATGATACGCAAAGCCAAGAAGACCAAGCGTATTAATCCAGCAAGTAAAAGAGTACAAGCTCTTAATCGTAAGAGGTAACAGATGCTTTTACGTGATCTATATAACGACACTGTTGAAGAAGGCGTTACTACTATCTTCGGCAAGAAGGGTAACAAAACTGTTCGCAAGTATCGTTGTACTAGTGGTTCACGCAAAGGACGCATTGTTGCTAAACCTGCAACTTGCAATGCTCCTAAAAATGTCAAGGCGTCAAACACACTAAAGAAAACTAGACGCAGCAAAGGCAAGACTATAAGTATTAAGAGTACACGTACTAAACGTACAAATCCAGCAAGTCAGAAGTTAAAAAGATTAAATACTGGACGTAGAAGAATAAAACCAACCAAGCGCAGAGGATCTAGAATATGAAAATGAATGAAATATTATCTGAGATGGATACGACTCTTCAGATACAAGCTGACGACGAAAAAGAAACAGTTCTTATCGATCCAAAGACAAAAATTAAAACTACAGTTCCAAAAGATCCTATGAAGCCCGGCGCTATTACTAAAGACGAGCGCGGCAATCTAACACTAGATCCTAAAACAAAAGGAACAGTTGACCGTGGTATCAAGCCAGGTGACAATGTAGTAGTAAAAACACAATGAAAATAAACGAGCTTATCAACAACACATATAAGACCAACGAGGAAAAACAACTCTTGGCAAAATTTGATGAGCCAATGCCACTCGGAGCATTTCCCGAGCGTGAACAAGTCATTATCAACAACCTAATTCGTAAGAGTATAATAAGTAAAGTACAACATAACGGAACAGTGATGGTGATGCGAAATGACAACTGAAAATCTATTAAATGATCTTGAAGAAATTGTTAATCGAGGACTTGAAGACGGTGCTATTCCTTATGCACGAGGAAATAGTATTAGAATCAAACACATGGTTATTCGTAAAAGCCCTAAAGGCTATTTGATATACGATGCCAAAGAAAATCGTCAAGTAACTAGAACTTATTTTAAAACAACAGCAGTTGCTATTGCTAAAAATCTTGCACAGGGCAAAGACATTACTGCAAAAGCAATAGAATTTGATTACTTAATGTTAAAACATTATAATGATGCGTTATTTTATAAACATTCAATACGCAAAGCAACAGATTCGTTTAAGAGAGAAGTAACAGAAACTAGATTAGATGTTGCCATTCAAGAATCACGTAGGGTTCGAAGTCTTTTAGATCAATATATTTTTTGTTAAGTGATAAATATAATATAGAACACCTATCAACAGGAACAATAAAATGCAAATTAGAGAATTTTCAAAGCCGCTAACGGCTGCAAAACTAAACGAAAGCCTAGCACAACGCTTTGGCTCAAAGATCAACATCGATGCGTTTACTACAGAGCAACTACAAGACGCTCGTAATAAAATGCGTACCAAAGTATTCAATGTTGAAACTAACGAAGCGTTTGACGCAGTTACACAAAAAGAATATGCTAAGAATAAGATGTTCTTAGACGTACTCAATGCTGCACTAAGTGAGCGTGATGATGTAAGTGTTGCAATTGACGAAGCTATTGAATCGCTCAACGAGGGCGAAGAAGATAAAGCAGAACTTGTAATGGCAGCTAAGGACATGGTTGATCGTGTTACTGGTTGGATGGAAGACACTGCTGAAATGCAAACTGAGTCAATGCTAGAACTAGCTGACGCTATCCGTGACGAAATGGGCAGCGAAGCAGCTGAAGCATTTACAGCAGCAGTTAAGCCAGCACTAGAAGCAATGTACGGTGTAATGGAAACAACACGCCAAACACTAACACAAGGTGTTGGACAACTAACAGGCGAAGCTGAGCCAATGGACACAATGGGTGCAGAAGAACCAGACATGGAAATGGAACCAACTGTTGATGGTGAAATGGACATGGATGCAGAAGTTCCAGCAGAAGACGAGTTTGGTGCAGCAGATGCAGCAGCCGGCGGCGAAGAGCTAGGCGGGCGTGAAAAGCGTGAGTCAGTAGACCATTCAAAAAAAAAGTAAGTGAAGGTGTAGATAGCGCAACTATCTACGCTTTACTACGTCAACAAAAAGCGGCCGGAGTGGCCGCTTTATCTATTGCAAAGCTAGACAAGTACATGCGCAACCAAGGCAAAGGAAACTTTGACTATGAGAGTTTTAAAGCAATGTACGATGCTGATCCAAGAATACAACAGCTAGTAACTAACTTTGATCAAGAGAAGATTGAGTTCAAACAAAGCGAAACAGATGATGTTAACGTAGCAGGACAGTCTGGTCCTAAGGGCGATACTGTGGGTAACATGGCTAAGAACGCTACAGACGTAGGCGCAGAGCTATAATACAACTAAGAGACTAATATGGCATATTCAGAGAAAGTGTTAGACCATTACGAGAACCCTCGTAATGTAGGAAAACTTGACAAACTAGATATCAATGTAGGAACTGGTATGGTTGGTGCACCTGCATGTGGAGATGTAATGTGTCTACAAATTAAAGTAGAAGACAATGTCATACAAGATGCTAAATTTAAAACTTATGGCTGCGGTAGTGCTATCGCTAGCAGCAGTTTGCTGACTGAGATAGTAAAGGGCATGACACTAGATGCTGCGTCAGCAATTAAAAATAGTGATATTGCAGAAGAACTGGCATTGCCGCCAGTAAAGATACATTGTTCTGTACTAGCAGAAGATGCAATCAAAGCAGCAATTAACGATTACAAACAAAAAAACAGTTGACAACTTGTTAAATTGGTGTTATTATATACACTAATAGGAGTTTTTTATGACTGAACGATCGTACGAAGACATAGTTAAAAACATTACAGAAGTAATGGAACAGTATGTTACCCCCGCAGTAGCACAACATGGCGGCGAAGTAAACTTTGTCAGCTTTGAAAACGGTGTTGTACTAGTAGAACTAAGCGGAGCCTGTAGTGGTTGCGCAGGCAGTACTGCTACACTTAAACACGGCATTGAACAAATGATGAGTAGTTTAATTCCTGAAGTAACAACAGTTGAAGGTATTGATGATCCATTCTCTGAAGCAATGCCCTATTATATGAATAATGACCCATTTGGACAAGCCGCCTGGGAAGCAGAAAACTTAACAGGAGATCTTAATGAGTCTAGTGATAGAGAAGTATAAGTACGAAAAATTACAACGTGTTGAAGTAGATGGCAAGCGCCGTTATGCAGCGCCCGGTGGCCCTCCTGTAGCAAGTGTTACAACTATTCTTAGTGCTACCAAAGATATGTCGCACCTTATTGCTTGGAAAAAGCGTGTAGGTGAAGCTAAGGCACAAGAGATTGTAACTGAAGCTGCTGGTGTAGGTACACGTATGCACAAGTACCTTGAAGACTACATTGAGTTCGGCGAATGGCCTAGTGCTGGCGGCAATCCCTATGCTCAACAAGCACATATGATGGCAACAGTTATACGTGACGAAGCAATGGTGCATGTTGATGAAATTTGGGGAAGTGAAGTTCCGCTTTATGTTCCTGGTATCTATGCAGGTACTACTGACTTAGTTGGACAGTATAAAGGTCAGCCATGCATTATGGACTTTAAGCAGACTAACAAGCCTAAGAAAGCTGAGTGGGTTGAAGACTATTACTTGCAGCTCACAGCCTATGCACTAGGACATAATGAAGTACACGGCACAGACATACGTGAAGGACATATCTTTATGTGTAGTCGTGCAGGCGAATACCAGCAGTTTGATCTATGGCCGCATGAGTTTGATGAGTGGGCACAGGAATGGTGGAAACGCTGTGAGCAATACTATGAAAAGAATGGCTAAATACTACTAATATAACGTAGGAGTATTAGTATGGCCGTAGTATCCATTAGTCGAATTCAAATAAGAAGAGGCCGTGTAACAGAGCTTCCTCAACTAGCCAGTGGTGAATTTGGTTGGGCAGTTGATACACAAGAATTGTATATTGGTAATGGTGCAGTAGCAGAAGGTGCACCATACGTTGGTAATACAAAACTGTTAAGTGAAAAAGATAATCTATTTGAGTTTGCAAACACTTATCAATACAAGTCTGGTTCAAATATACAAACAGGTAATTCAGTTAATAATCCTGTACTTCGCACTCTCCAAGATCGATTAGATGATATTGTTGGACTTAGTGCGTTTGGAGGAACTGGAGACGGATCTGATCATACAGAAATAATACAACGTGCAGTTGATCAGTTATATTTAAATGCTGCAACAAAATCTACAACAAGTGCTAGAGTAATACTTAACATTGAACCTGGCGAGTATAGTATTAACGATACGATTAAGGTTCCGCCGCATGCAACTATTAGAGGCGCAGGCGTAGATAAAACAATTATTAATGCAGGAACAGTTACAGTATTTGAAACAGTAAACGAATCAAGTACACCAGGAGTTTACAACATTGAAACTGATTCGGCAACTAATCAAGCTAGAAACATTGAAATCAGCGGACTTACAATACAAACAGCAACCAGCGACGGCATTCACTTGCAGAGCTGTAAAGACAGTATATTTGAAAATCTAAAACTCCAAGGCAACTGGGATTTTGGTGATACACTGCGAGTAGGCGCCGGCATTAGATTATCTTCTCATAGTATCATTGTTCCGTCAAGCAACAATGAATTTAGAAATATAACAATTGACAACTTCAGCGACGGTGTTTATTCCGACGATGATGTACAATATAATCTTTGGTCAAACTGTTCATTTGATACTCTAGATATTGGAGTTAATTTTGGATCTAACTCATCGCCTAACACTTTAGGTCAGTATGTTGGTCCTAGTAATAACATTATAGAAAATTGTACGTTTGACAATATTTACAGACAAGGTATAAATGTAATATATGGTAGTTATAATACTAGTAAAGGTAATAAGTTTTATAATGTTGGTAACTTCGGTGGCCTATTTACAAACGCAAAAACATCGAACATACATTTTGCAACAAAACTAAATTATTCTTTAGGAGATTATTTCAATAGAACTGAAACATTAGGAAATGTAAATTTAGTATTTGAAAATGTTCCATATGTTGCTGAAATTTCAGGTATTGCTACTGCTACACTAGGATATACCTATCAAATTAAATTAAACGAAACTGACCCTATTACAGATGGCGACGGAATTGGATTTATCAATTTAGCTGCCGAAACAGCTAAAACATATGTAATAGATTATAGCTATGTAAGTGAAGCGGCTCCTGCATCTAAATCAGGAACTTTAGAAGTATTTTGTGATCCTGTTTCTCGAGATGTGCAAATAACTGACGAGTATCAATTTATCGGAGACAATAACTGGGAAGAATCATTATTGTTTAACGGATCGTTATATCAAATAGGAACCGCCACAGGACATGATACATTAATTATTAGATATACAAATAATGCGCCAGACGGTGACATAGATAATCCTTTAGGTTCTTTTACTTACACAATATCAACTAAGTCATAATAATACTTGACAGAGTGTGTACTATGATGTTAAACTTAACAAGTAGTAATAATGCTACGATATATTATAAAGTGAAAACTAAAGTCATAACTAATGTTTGATAAAAAATACGAAGACAGATTAATACTCTGGCGTAACTTTCGTGCCGGTTTAGAAACTGCAACAGATCCTATACAAGAAGCAATTGACTTCTACAGTCAAGCACCTAAATGTGTGTTTGCTGCCGATCCGTATGATTCAACTACATGGCCTAGTCCTTGGGAATTACTAGAGGAAAATAATTATTGTTCCTTTGTAAAGATTCTTGCAATTTGTTACACCTTGCAGTTAACTGATGTTTTATCCCAGGCATCTTATGAGATACATATTACACGAGACAATGAAAATTCACAAACATATTATCTATTATATGTCGACGATGCAGTAATCGGATTCAACGGAGATACACATGTTCACAGAAGCAAATTGCCGGCCACTTTACGTTCTGAAACTGTCCATGCTCTACTACCACAACAATAAATATCTAACATATTAAAGAGGAACAAGAATGTCAAACGGAACAATGATCGTCAAGCGTGACGGCACAAGAGAACACCTTAACATTGATAAAATTCACAAAGTCGTTGAACACGCTTGTGAAGGACTAGCAGGTGTTAGTAGTAGTCAAATTGAAATGAATGCAAATATTCAATTCTATGACGGTATGAGTACAAATGAAATTCAAGAAGTGCTTGTGCGCAGCGCGAACGATCTTATTAGTTTAGACAATCCTAACTATCAATATGCCGCAGCACGTTTGTTAAGCTACGGTGTAAACAAGCAGGTGTTTGGCGAGTACAATGCTATTACATTGCTAGAAAACATCAATCGTAATATTGAACGTAACGTATATGATCCAGAGATTCTTGAAAAATACACAGCAGAAGAAATTGCTACACTAGACAGTTACATTAGACACAAGCGTGATGAAAACTTTACCTATGCAGGACTACGTCAAGTAGTTGACAAGTACCTAGTACAAGATCGTTCCAATGGTGAGATTTTTGAAACTCCTCAATTTATGTATATGATGATTGCAGCAACACTATTTGCTAACTATCCAGCAGAAACACGTATGCACTACGTAAGGAGATACTATGATGCGACCTCACTTTTTAAAGTCAATATCCCAACGCCAGTCATGGCAGGAGTCAGGACCCCTGTCCGCCAGTTTGCGAGTTGCGTCCTTGTTGACTCTGACGACACTCTTGATAGCATCTTTGCCAGCGATATGGCTATTGGGCGCTATACAGCGCAAAGAGCAGGAATCGGCATCAACGCAGGACGAATCCGCGGAGTAAATGCTAAGATCAGAGGCGGAGAAGTAGCACACACAGGTATTGTCCCGTTTCTTAAGAAGTTTGAAAGCACTGTTCGTTGCTGTACACAGAATGGAGTACGTGGTGGTTCAGCTACTACCCATTTCCCGTTCTGGCATCAAGAGATTGAAGACATCCTTGTGCTAAAGAACAACAAAGGCACAGAAGACAACCGTGTGCGTAAACTAGACTACTCAATTCAGCTTAACCTAACCATGTACCAGAGACTGTTAAGCGGCGGCAATATTACTCTTTTCTCACCACATGATGTTCCAGGATTGTACGAAGCGTATTTTGGTGATGCAGCAAAGTTCCAAGAGCTATATGAAATGTACGAGCGCAAGACCAGTATCAAGAAAAAGACTGTTCCGGCAATGGAGTTGTTTAGTGCTCTAATCAAAGAACGTGCTGAAACAGGACGCATCTACATCATGAACGTAGATCACGCAAACACACACAGCAGTTTCAAAGACACAGTTTACATGAGCAACCTGTGCCAAGAGATTACACTGCCAACTAAGCCATTGACTCATATCGATGATCCAGATGGTGAAATTGCATTGTGTATCCTTAGTGCAATTAACGTAGGCACTATTAAGAGCCTAGATGACTTAGAAGAACTATGTGAACTAGCAGTACGTGCGCTAGAAGAAATTATTGACTATCAACGTTATCCAATCTTAGCAGCTGAGAAGTCAACAAAAGCCCGTCGTAGTTTAGGCGTAGGTTACATTGGTTTAGCACACTTCCTTGCTAAAAATAAAGTACAATACGTCGACAAAGAAGCATGGCAGCTAGTACACGATCTAACAGAAGCATTCCAATACTATTTGTTAAAAGCATCAAATAAACTTGCACAAGAACGCGGCGCATGCGAGTACTTCAATCGTACTAAATACGCTGATGGCATCCTTCCTATTGATACATATAAAAAGGATGTTGATAGTATTGTGGAGAACAAGTTAAATTATGATTGGGATGGTTTACGATCTGACATCAAACAGTACGGGCTCAGGCACTCAACTTTGTCCGCACAAATGCCATCGGAGAGCAGTTCCGTTGTGTCGAACGCAACAAACGGAATTGAACCACCTAGAGGATACTTGTCCGTTAAGAAGTCCAAAAAAGGGCCTCTTAAGCAGATTGTTCCACAATATCAAAGTCTTAAGCAGTACTACACCCTGTTGTGGGACATGCCTAGCAACGAAGGTTACATCAACGTAGTTGCAGTAATGCAAAAGTTCTTTGATCAAGCAATTTCAGGTAACTGGAGTTACAATCCGACACACTACGAAAACAACGAAGTTCCGATGAGTGTGATGATGAATGATTTGTTGACAACATACAAATATGGTTGGAAGACCAGTTACTATCAGAACACATATGATTATAAGACTGATCCAAGTGAACTTGAGGATGACAAGCCTGCGGCAGCTCTTGCACCTAGTGCATTTGAATTAGCCGACGAAGCTGATTGTGACGCTTGCGCAATCTAACTAATATAGTGGTTGACTTTTAGAGTCAACTACGTTATACTAAATGTAATAGTTTAGACACACATATAGGATTTACAAAATAAGATGGCAAAGACAGTATTCAATCGTGAAAAAGTAGACTTCACAAAACAAGACATGTTCTTCGGAGAAGATCAGAACACACAGCGTTACGACACGTTTAAGTTTCCTGTGTTTGATAAACTTAATCAAACTATGCTTGGTTACTTTTGGCGACCTGAAGAAGTCAGTTTGCAGAAAGACCGTGCTGACTTTGCTAACTTCCGTCCAGAGCAAAAACACATTTTTACTTCCAATTTAAAATATCAAACACTACTTGATAGCGTCCAAGGACGTGGTCCGTGCCTAGCATTTTTGCCGCATGTTTCACTTCCTGAACTAGAAGGCTGTATTGTTACCTGGGACTTCTTTGAAACAATCCACTCACGTAGCTACACACATATTATGAAGAACGTGTATGCTGACCCTTCAGAAGTGTTTGATACTATTCTAGATGATGAAAAGATTATTGCTCGTGCTATGAGTGTTACTAAACATTACGACGAGTTTACAGAAGCAGCAGATGCTTACAATCACCGCGGCGAAGGTAGTCTACGTGACGTTAAGAAGAAACTATTTCTTGCAATGATGACTGTAAATATTCTAGAAGGCTTGCGTTTCTATGTAAGTTTTGCGTGTACATTTGGCTTTGGAGAACTAAAGCTAATGGAAGGTAGTGCTAAGATTATTAGTCTTATTGCTAGGGATGAAGCTCAGCATTTGGCACTTAGTACACACGTATTGAAGTTGTGGGCACAAGGCAAAGATGATCCAGAAATGGCAGCTATTGCTAAAGAGTGCGAAGAAGAAGTATACGAGCTCTGGCGCGAGTGTGTTGCAGAAGAAAAAGACTGGGCAGAGTATTTGTTCAAAGACGGAAGCATGATTGGATTAAATACACAATTACTTAACCAGTATGTAGAATATATTGCAAACCGCCGCCTAAAAGCACTAGGATACACTGCTATCTTTGACCAACCAGTAAATACTAATCCATTACCGTGGACTACGCATTGGTTGTCAAGCTCAGGCTTGCAGGTCGCTCCGCAGGAAACAGAAGTTGAGAGTTATGTTATTGGTGGCATTAAACAAGATGTAACTACAGATTCGATTAAAGGATTTAGTTTATGATTGAAATTTACGGTAAACCGGCTTGCCCGTTTTGCGATGCTGCAAAAAGGTTATGCGAAACACGACAACTACCATTCAAGTATTTTCAACTTGACACAGACTTTACTCGTGAAGAAGTACTAGAAATGTTCCCAGGAGCACGTACCTTTCCACAGATTAAAGTAAACGGATCTAGCATTGGAGGTTACGACAAGCTAGGCACATATTTAGAAGAAACAAACTACAACGGAACAGGACACTCACTATAATGTTAATTGAAACACCATATAAAAACGGAGACACCGTGTCTCTAAAACTAAGTTCAGGCGAAGAAATTGTTGCTCGATTAGAAGAAGAAACCGCAACTAAATTTGTATTGAACAAGCCAATGGTATTAATTATGCAACAGCAAGGACTAGGATTAGCACCTTATATGTTTAGCGTAAACCCAGATACAAAGTTTAATATCCTTGCAAGCACAGTTAGTTGCATTGCTAAAACAGAAGGTGAAATTGCAAAACAATATACTGCGTCTACTAGCAATATTCAACTAGCATAAAATAAATATAGTATGCCGGCGGTAGTTAAAATAATTTCAGCATCAACAGTTGACCCTTGCGGAGCTCCTCCTAGAGTTCCAGCGGCATCTAGTCCAGATGTGTATGCTGAAGGCGAATTAGTAGTACGCAAAGGCGATGCATATGCAGCTCATGCTTGTCCGGGATCATCTCCGCACGATGCAACTGCTTCAGCAGGATCCGCAACAGTGTTCGTTAACGGCAAGCCTGCACACCGAAACGGCGACGACATCTCATGCGGATCAACAGGCGCCAACGGCGCAAGCACCGTAATTATTGGTTGACAACATACTCTTTCTATGTTATAGTATATACATAATATGAAACTAGGCATGAAAGAGGCACTATGAAATACAATGATCGAGTAATACTTACAGACGCAGACGGCGTTATCCTTAACTGGGAATATGCGTTTACTTGTTGGATGGAACAACATGGACACACTCAAGTAGAAGGCGGCAACTTGCTCTACAATATGAGTCAGCGGTTCGATATTGCTCCAAGCCAAGCATGGCAGCAAGTTAAGATCTTTAACGAAAGTGCCGCAATGGGATTTCTCCCTGCACTACGTGATGCAATGTACTATGTTAAGCGACTACATGAAGAACATGGATATGTGTTCCGTTGCATTACCAGCATGAGTTTGGACCCAAATGCAAAGAAATTACGTCAAATGAATTTGGAGAAGTTGTTTGGAAAAACAGCATTTGAAGAATTAGTTTGTTTAGATACAGGTGCTCCAAAAGATGAAGCACTTGCGCCTTACAAAGATTCGGGCTTATATTGGATCGAAGACAAACTAGAAAACGCAGTATGTGGACAAAACTTAGGTTTAAAGTCAATACTAGTCGAACATGGATTTAATATGAACGACACTGTTCCAGAAGGTATGATCAAAGTGACCAACTGGAAAGAAATTTATGAAACTATTACAGGAGAAAAATAATGAGTGAAAAAACACAACACGAGAAAATCGTAGAAGCATTTAACGCTTACTTAGTTGAACATGCAGCTTGGGAAGAAAAGAATGTTAAAGCAGCAGCTACTCGCGCCCGCGGCGCACTTGGTGATCTAGGCAAGCTAACAAAAGCTCGTCGTGCTGAAATTCAAGAACGCAAGAACGCAATGTAATGAGCGGGCAGAGACGTTGGCTCAAAACGTGGGCTAGAACTGTCGGAATGCCCGTTGGTCTTACAGACGACGATAAGCCAGAGTTTCTTCCTATATCACAAACTGATGTAAAAAGAGCTTTGGCTTTTCGTACGTTTTGGATTGTATTGCATGTAGTAACGTGTTGTATGATTATTATAGGCAACGGCCGCACACTTAATTTTTGGTAATTAGAAAGAGATTAATAATGAATCCTACTCCACGAGAAATAGACGACGAAGCACAAAAAGCAATTGATGAATTCCTTGCCAACGGCGGAAAGATTCAACAATGCAAGCCCTTTGCCCGTACTGAAAATCTTGAAACTAAGGGCGGCTTCTACGGACGTAAGCCTAAGAAGAAAGAAGAAGGCACAACGGAATGAAATGCAAACAGGGAGACTTTGCTCGCATTATACATTCAGTGCGTCCAGAGAACATTGGACGAGTTGTAAAGGTAGTAGAGTATATTGGTAAGTTTAAAGAAGGCGAACAGTTCGAAGCATATGGAATGGTTTGCACTTGTTTAGTACACGATCACTTCTGGTGGATCGAAGGTAACGATATTGAAATTCAATTCGGTCCTGCACCTAAGGCATACATTGCCGACACATGGTTAGAACCTATCCGTCCAGAAGAAGAAAAAGAAGAGTCAAAGGCAGAAAAAGAACTAGACATCTTCGCTTAAATACACTATGAAAATAGTTTACATCCACGGAGCAACAGCAAGCGAACGTAGCTTCGCCTTTATTCAAAAATCGTTACGTGCTAAAGATCCTATCTTTCTTAATTACGAAAAAGAAAGTACAGCAAAGGATAATCTATCTATCATGCAGATAGAATTATTAAAACATACTAATGAACCAATTTCTATAATTGCACATAGTATGGGAGGCTTGTATGCAACTTATATACAAGAAGAATTTGCTAATGTAGAAAATGTAGTAAGTCTAGCAACACCATTTAACGGCAGTGAGATAGCAACGTGGGGAGCGATGCTTAATCCACGCTATCAACTGTTCCAAGACATTACTCCCCATAGTACTTTTGTAAGAAATAGTAGAAAAATTTCTATCAAAGTTCC